CAAGTTGAAAAATATAATCACCAGAACATATTCTATTTAATTCATTTTTCCAATCAGCGAAATGACCTTGAAATGCACTTTCTTTTAAAGTAATCCAATCAGCTGATAAGTATTTATATAACTGATCTAGTAATTCAGGGGATGCTTTAGGTTTATCTAGTAAAACACAAATTTCATCTTCAGGACGTTTATTGTTTAATAAAAATTTTACTAAGCGATTTATTTCGTTTAGTTCATCACAAACAGTGATAGCATATGAAATTTTTGTCATAACCTTAATATATGTTAAAACCTATTATAAACCAAACTTACTTTGTAGTGAAAATATCTATATACTCTAAAGCATCAGAAAATTCTTTCATTTCAAATGATTTCATAGTAGTCATATCTATTCTCCACTCGTAATATTCACCTGGTTTGTTTTTAACGGGGTATTTTTCTTTTTCTTCTTCTGTAACTTTAACTGCTTTTACAGCGGCCCACTTAGCATTTTCTTTACTAGTACCATTATAAAATACCATTCCTTGTTGAGGTAAATTAATAGTGGTAGGCATCCATTTAAGACCATTTTCATCAGTGAATATTACATCTTTATAAAGTTCAGGTAATACTTCTAATTGTTGGTTATAGAATTCTTCTCCATCTTTCATTAAAGAGTTTGTAGTAAATCCACATGAGAAGCAACTATAAGTTTTAATTGTTGGTGAATTTTCTATTACATAACATCCATCAATGCTTCCACAATGTGTGCAGTTGGTTAATTTATCTTTCATATTTTTTATTGTTTTTTATCGCAAATTTTTTTATATTTTTCTAGCAATTCTTCATTGGCTTTTGAATTAATAAGATCATGTTTAACAACATATTCTTTTAATATTTCACCTAAGAGTCTTTCATTTGTCATTCTATTTAATTCTTCAAAAAAGTATTTTTTAAGAGATTTAAAATTTTTAAAAAATGTTACTAAATTATTCATTGATTTTATTTTTAATATAAATAATTTTTTAATTTAAGATTCAATTTTCTTTAAAGAGGGTAACTCGATTTTACGGAGTTGTGGCAATTTAAGAGAAATTTGTTTTGGAAACTGAGGGATACGTTTTAAATACTCAGCCATTTTTTCAACCATTTTCTCATATGTGAAATTTTGTTTAGCATAATATCCTTGACGTTTTCCCCCATCAACATAATCCTTATAGTTTTCAAATATGTTTTTCAAATGATATCCTACTTGACCATGATCTGGTGTAAACCATTTTGCTTCTTTTAATAACATATTATTAGCAGCACTTGGATGTACATTTGTTAATGCACCATCTATTAGAGTAGTAAATTCAGGATTTAAAAAATCTAAATGACCACTCCATTTAGTAGCTATAATTGGTTTTTTACTCTGAGTAAATTCAAGTAATGGGCGTCCAAATCCTTCACCTTTAGTTAAGCTAACCATTGCTTTTATTTTAGGATGATTATAAATTTCATTCATTTCAGCATCTGTGAATTCACCATGTATTAGATAAACATTAGGTAAATCTGATGAATTTATTGTTTCTCTAATCATATTAATACGTTTCAAAATTTCATCTCTATCCATATATGATGGACCTATTATTGAGGTTTTTAAAACAAGTGCTGGTTTTTTAGATTTATTTTTAAATACTTCTAAAAATGCTTTTATTAATAAACTTACATTTTTTCTATCTTCACCTAAATCTCCCTGAAGCCAGTGGCCGCAGAATAAATAACAAAAATCTTCAGGAATTGAATTTAACTTAGCTATATTTTTGTTGGGTGTATCTAAAAATTTATAAGTGTTAGAGTCAAAACCTTCAAAAATAACTTCAATAGGTGTTTTAACTTCAATAATACCTTCAACTTGTTGAGTTTGACTATTTACTCTTTGGAATTTAGAATCTAAAAATGCTTTTTTAGAATGTTCTGAGGATACTAACACTAAATCCATTCTGTTTACTCCTTCAATCCAATCTCCAGGTACTATATCTGTTTCTAATCCAGCTGTAATTCCTATATTATATTTACCTACTTTTTGAAATTCAGTTGGAATAGTAATCCAAATCATAATATCTGGCTGATATGTAAGTTGAGGATTAGGTAACATATAGTTATTTAAAAAATGCCATTCTGGGTTTTCTCTAATGAATCCATTAGGAGTATTACCCCAAGGACATGACATGACTTTAATGTCCCATTCATCTTTTTTTAGATCAATTATTGATTTAACAGTATCTCGACTGCGAGCGCCGTAGCCTGAAAGTGTATCTATCGCAGCATAAATAACACATGTGTTTTTACTATTCATAAATTTGATTTTTATTTAAATATAACTAATTTTCTTTGTATTTCCAAATATAACCTCCAGCTGTTTTTTGCCTTCCTGTTAAGTGAGATCCAACATCTCCCTTCACACTCCTACTAGCTTCAGCTATACTATCCCATTCCTTTATAAAATTTCCTTTTAAATCAAACTGTAGTATTTTCTTATTCACTCCTCGATCCCATGTTATCTTTCTTCCTTGTAGTGATTTAGATATATTTTCAGCAGTAGTTTTACTAATTTTATTTGTTCCGTTTTTAAGTTTAGTTTTCTGTCTCTTAGAAGATATAAGTTGTTTTTCTTCATAAGATTTAGAATCCCAAATTTCTTTCATTTTATTACTTTTCTTAATACATGTTTCTTCACTATGTTTTTTACCAGTTAACATTTGAGAATATTCTTTTCTTAACCGTTCATAAACTCTTGAACCTATAACATATGTATTTTCTTTAACTTTTTGTTTACCTATGGCCATTAAAAATAAAGCATGTCTAAGTTTATATTCTTTAGGATATATTTCACAAAGTAACATATGGCATAAAAAATGTTCCTTAGCTGTTAATTCTGCTATATTTTCCTTTTCATCAGTACCACCCATACATTTAGGTATAATATGATGTTTTTCTTTATAACCTTCTAATTGATGATTTTTAGCACGTTCTATAATTTGACTGTAAATGTTTTGATAATCCATGAGGCACATTATTTTATTATAAATATGTGTGCCTCACGGAATAATACAATTAATATATTAATTTGTGGTTTAATGTTTTCTTTTGAATATTTTTAGTATCTATAAGTTCAAATTTTTCTCTTGGTTTCCAAGTAGCAAATAAATTATCTAAATGTTTAATAATTCTATTACTCATTTTTTCACTTGTAAATCCAGCTTCATCACTTATAGCCCATTCTCTACCTTTTAATCCTCTTTGTTTTCTTTCTTCTTTAGATAAATTGTAAACATTTTTTATTTGTTCAGAAGCATCTTCAGCTGTACATCTATCATCCCATATGTAAGGAGTTATTGGAGAACCTTGAATTGATCTACTAGCTGGAAAAACAGGAAATGCCCATTTACCACATTTTTTAATCGTACCGTTATGGTTTGAAGGAAATTCATCATCAAAATCAACCCATTTTCCATTTTTAACAAAACGCATTTGATCTTGCATTCCGCCTGTTACATTAGCAATAATTGGATTACCACATAGAATAGCTTCAGTTAATGCTAATCCCCATCCTTCATTTGATGTTAATAAAATTTGAGTATCAGACATGTTATAAATGTAACCCATCTGTATGTTACTTAGCATTCTATTTGTGAAGATAATGTTGTATTTTTTATTGTCCCCAAATAGATACTCACATACCGCAGCTAAATCAGTTCCGTTATCATCTACAATTTGTGTATGTAATAACATAGCACATTTTTGTGCTTTGTCTTCAGGTAATGAATCAACAAATAATTTATATGCTAATAAAGTATCAGGAATTTGTTTTCTACGAATGTTTCTTGAGTTAAAGAACAAAACAAAGTCATATTCTTTTCCTTTAAATAATTCTGTTTTTAATTTAAGATATTCTGGGTGCTGTTTTTCCTCATCTGTAAATGGTTTGAATATTTGCTCATTTAATCCATGAGGTACGTATTCAATAATTTTATTTTTGGCTTTGTCACCTAATACTAACTTATTGATATTAACTGTTTGTTTAGATATACCTAATAATGCATCACATGCTTCATAATATGCTTTATTATACATTGGAGCAGGATAATTATCCCATATGTTTAAATAAACAATAGGCATTTTTCTTCTAATTTCATTTTCTATCTGAAATAACCAAATGAAATACCTTGGATCTGTAATCAAAAATATAGCATCTGGATTTTCAATCTGAATTAACTGTCTAAGAAAATTTGGATCTCCATATCCATCTGTTGGATATATAGTTACAGATGAGTCATTGATTTGAGCATTAACATTAGTATCTTGTGATAGATCTAATTTTTTACCTTTATCAGGATGATTAATAGCTCCTGCTATTTGAACCCAATTAAAATGGTGAGCAGTATTAATAACCATTTCTCTAGCTACAGTAGCTACTCCACTATGGACTCGAATGTCATCACATATAAGAAGTATTTTTTTTCTTTGGTTTTGAGGTAAATAACCTAATTTTTCTTTCATATAACTTTTAATTTTTAGTATTAGTAATTTGCTTTTTAAATTCTTGGTCCGAAATATACAAAGCAATTGCTCGATTTACAAGCTTATTTAAACTAAATTTTCGTTTTGCACATTCTATTTTGAATGTTTCAAATAATTCTTTATTGACCTTTACTGAGGTGAGTATTTCTTCTTTTTCCATAACGATATATACATATATACATATATACTACTTGTGAGCCTTATCGCATAGCTCTTTTTTAAGGTTTAGTATTCCATGTTATTTTTCTTCCTTTTAATGATTTCCCTATATTTTTTCTATGTTCTTTAGACATGGGTTTTTTCATCCCCGTATCTTTTTTTGTTAAGAATGTTTCTAAATCAAAATTTAATGGGAGAGGATCATTTTTCTTTCTCCAAATAAATCCTCCAGCCGTTTTAGCTTTTCCGTTAATACATGAATTTATATTTAAATTTAATATATTTTGTACCTCAATTCCTCCCTCCCATTCTTTAATAAAATTTCCTTTTAAGTCATATTGTAGAACAGATTTACGTAAACTTTTACTTGTTTTTAAAATTTGTTCTTTTGATTTAGAAATACCTTTACCTCTACTTACCCCTAAATTAGATTTTCTCATTTTTTGTTTAGTTTCATATGAGTATTTTCTTCCAATTAAAGATATAGATTTTTTTAAACATGATTCTACAGAATGTTTTTTTCCTTTATTAGCTTGACTTATTTTATGTTTAGTTTCTTCAGATTTATGTCCTCCTTTTCCATCAATTAAATGACAAAATAAAGCTTTATCCCATCCAAACTCATTTATAAATTGTTGTTTATAAAATATTTCTTTTTCATCCAGTTGTTCTACAGAACATTCTTCTATAATTTCAAACATATGTTGTTTCCAACCGTATTTTTTAAGTGAGTTATATAGTTTTGGTTGATCATTACATATTGTTTTTGTATAATAATCCCATCTTTTTTTAATATTAGTTGCTTGACCAATATATATTTTTTTACTAGGACTTATGATTTTATATATACCTACCATTTTATTATAAATATTATAAGAATATAAAAAATCTATGTAATTATATTCCTTTAGGGCATAAAGATTTTAATCGATTGTATGGACAATATTTACAATTGGATTTATCTGGATTAGGCTGATGATCTATAGTTTGATGCGTTCCATCTATACAAAAAACAGAATTGATAAAGTTATCTAAATGGGTTTTAGCTTTTTTGATTTTGGTTTTTCCATTAGCAGGTGTAAATTCTTGAATACGCTTTTGAGGAAAATCACCTCCTTCCCATATTTTACGTTTAACTATAAAAAATTTAACATCTATATTTTCTATAGGCACTCCAAACTGTTCACTAAAAAATAACTTATATAGTAAAATTTGAGATTGTTTAATTTCATCTTTTTTTTCTTTATCAGACCATCCTCGACTTGACGTTTTAATGTCGTATATAACGAATTGCTCTGTTGATTCATTGTATAATACGAGATCTATGAAACCGTTAAATAAAACGTTATTATGTGTTTTATTTGGCGTAATAACAATGGGTATCTCTATACCTACTAAATACCAATCTTTTTTACTAAAATATTCGTTACGTTTTTCTTTAATAAATTTTAAAATAGTTAAACCATCATCAAAAAATTCTCTCATTTCTTCAGAATTACTAAAGTGTATTTTATTATTGTTTTGATACTCTTTAGTGTAAGTTTCTCTAAAACGATCTTCAAAATACTCTTCTAAATCAATTTCATCAGCTTTAACAGTACTTTCATTGTACATTACAGATAAATAATTCTGTAGTGTTTCATGTATTGCGGTTCCAAAAACCATATTAATTGATGGACTGTATATTTTATGTCCATCTCTATATTGCAGTGCCCATTTTTTAGGACATTGCAAGTACATTGACATTTGGGAATAAGATATACTTTTTTGAAAAGCGTAGTTTATTTCAGACGGTTTGTGGTTTTGAATTTGCTCAACTATTTTAGGAAGTTTACTCATATTATTTTTTCCACATTCCATTTTGTACTATCTGAGCGATAATACCATAGTTGGTAATGTCTCTATAACTGTCCGTTGTGGATTCATCTGCTACTCGATTTTCTTTTCCTAATAGAACTAGATTCTTTAAACGATTCATTTTATCATTCATTCGAATCCAAACTGCTGTTAATGAAAGTTTCTTTTCGTCTTGAGTTTCAAGACGTGTACCCATAGAAATGTTGTCTAAACCATAGTCTAACATTTTTCCAGCAAACAATTCATATTGTTCCTTAAGAATCTTTTTATATTCTTTAGCAATTTCTGGATATTCTTCTTCCATTTGTTGGGTGACTGTTTTTTCTGCTGCCATTATTTGATTAGTTTTTTAATTTATTGAATTAGCCATATATGAAGTGGCTGCGGTGTAAGTAATTGGTGTTCTTGATGTAAACACGCTCTGTCCATTAGGAAGTGAATCACTGTTTCCTGTTGGCCATACGCCTCCTGAAACAGCTGGAATATTATTCACTCCTACTAAAAAGGGCGCATTAAAATTTCAATTTGATCTAACTGATCTTTCTTGTCTGTGGGAATTTCCATTGACGCAGCCATTAAAGCTGACGGTTGAGATTCTGCTAAGATCATTTTTGGTTCTACTAATACTTTAGATTTTAAACCATCGTCTTTAGATTGCTTTTCTGTTGGGTGCCATACAATGGCGTACTGGAATAATGTTGATTTTTTCATTTTTATTTTATTAGTTTTTTAATTTGTTTTTCGTCTGTACCTTTAGCAGTTAAAATATTTTCTAACCATTTTTTATCAGTTAAGTTAATGTATTCTTCTGCTTCTTTTAAAGAACATTCAAAATATTCCGCTACATATTGGGTTACTTCGGGTGAAGCTTTTTTTGTATTTGACTTGATATAAGTTGAATATGTGTTTTTAGATTGTGGAATCATAAAACAATACACTTCATATAACTTTTTACTATCTTGAATATTTAAACCTTGAACATAATTAACTATATCTAAGTATTTAGGATTCATAGATAAAAACCTATGTACCATATAAGGATTAAATTGTTTTCTATGCTCTTGATGGAATGTATCCCAGGGTTGTTTAGTATCAATAATTGATTTAACAAAATCAAAGATACTAAATGATTTAGATTGTTTTGTTGTATTCTTCATATTCTTCTTTAAGATCTTTAGGTAACATATCAATTAATATTTTACCTGATTTAATATCAATAAACACAGGAATCGGAATGACTGCGTCTTCTGCGGTACCTGCTAAAAATTTACTGATTTTTCTTAAAACTACTGCCTCCTGAAAAATTTGGCCTTCGTTTTCTGATTTGATTGGGGTAGACTGTTTAATGTCTACATTCATTTTCATTTGTTCTTTCATATATTTATTTTATTGTTTCTATTATTTTTGCTAAACATGCACAGATATTAATCTCTTTATCGATTCTAAATGTAGAATGATACATGTACTCTTCTAAGTAACATATAACTATACCTTCATTACCCTTGGCGTATTCACTTAATTTATCATATAAAAATCTATATAAATCATCATAATTATCCAAATCTGTATCTGCTATAATTTGTCTAATATTATTAAGAGTTTTACTTGATGGTTTTTTTAATTCTTCAATTATTTTATTAGTGTAGTCATTTGATATATCTATTGAACTATCTAATGTTAAACAATTATCAACTGTATATTTTTGGCAATTGTTAATAATTTTCCTAAAATCAGGGTAAAATTTGTTTATAAGTGTTACTAAATCAGGAATTTCATATTTAATTTCCTCTTTATCTAGAATAGTACTAATATACTGTGCTACTACTTTTTTAGTAGGAGGTGATAAATCAAATTCTTGTAATCTGCTTCTAAGTGGTTCAATTAATCGTTCTGGATAGTTACCTGTTAAAATAAAACGAGTAGTTAAACTATATGTTTCCATCATGTTTAACAAGATAACCTGTGATGCGGATAAAATATGAGTCGCTTCATCTAGTATTACTATTTTAAGCGGTGCAAATGAACCAGCTGCGGCAAACGCTCCTATTTTTTCTCGTATAATATCTATACCTCTTTCATCAGCTGCGTTTACATATAAGTAATCACAATCGATATTTTTAACTAATATTTTAGCTAATGTTGTCTTACCTGCACCGGGTTTTCCAAAAAATCCTAAATGTGGAATATCTTGTTGATTAATAAACTCTTGAAATTTTAATTTGTATTCATCTTTACAAATATATCCTTCTAGAGTATCAGGTCTCCACTTCTCGTTAAGTATTGTATGTAATTTTTTTGACATAACTTTTATTTTTATTAATAACCTCTTACTGCATCATAATCCTTCATATTCTCAGTCCATATTTCTTGTCCTGATCTAGGATCGCGTTCGTCTTTTAATTTTTGTTGATGATTAAAATAAGTAAATATACAAAGTGCTGAGTATAACCAGAAGAAAATAAAATATTTACCAAAATGTCCTTTGATATACCAGCCCAGAAACCAAAAAACTAAATAAAATAATATTAGTCCTTCTAATAATTTAAATAATCCCATTAATGTTTTCATAACCTTTTATTTTTATTTTAAATATACGAAAAGGAATTTAGTAAGCCAAATTTATAAATCCCCATATATATTAAACTTCTTAGTAGGAGTTGGAACCATATCTTCAGTTGTAATTACATATATTTCTCCTTTAAATGGAGCTAATCTAAACTCATATGGTTTTTGAGTGATTTGAAAGTATGCTTCTAATGTTTCAGTTAATGAAAGATATTCTGTTGTTTCGTCATGAGTTAAACACCATGTATCTCCTTTACCTTTGATTCGTGTGGCTATTAGAATATTTTTTTCGATAGTTGTTTTTTTCATTTATCTGTTCATTAATGTAAGGCGATATATCTTTTAAAGACATGTTTAAAAATTCTCCATTATTTTCTAATTCAATATAGAATATAGATGTGTTAGGAACAAAATTTATGTTAGTTATTTGATATCGTGTTTCTTCAATTTCAATTACTTTACCTAAAAGATATATCGCGTCTCTCATTATTAATACATTCCGCCCATTCCTGGGATTTCGTTGGTGTCTTTTTTATTATTATCAATTTCTACTACAGCGGCTTCAGTTAATAAAACTGTACCTGCTACTGAAGCTGCGTTTTCAATTGCATTACGTGTTACTTTAGCTGGATCTATAATGCCTGCTTCTTTCATATTAACATATGTTTCTGTTTTGATATTATATCCCACCCAATTGTCATCTCCACCTAATCTGTTAATTAATCCATAACATTCACCTTCTGAATATCCAGCGTTAGTTAGAATTTTCATAAACGGTGACGCACAAGCTTTGTAAACAATATTTTTACCAATATACATATCAGAATTTAGTTCTATTCTTGATTTAGTTATAGCTTCTCTAGCATATAAAAGTGCGGCTCCACCTCCAGGTACAATTCCTTCTTCAATAGCTGCTTTTGTAGCATGTAAAGCATCATCAACTCTATCTTTGGTTTCTTTCATTTCTAGTTCACTATTTCCACCTACATGAATAATAGCTACTCCACCAATAAATTTTGCTAAACGTTCTTGTAATTTTTCTTTTTCAAACGGAACAATTGATTTATCAATTTGATTTTGAAGTTCTTCAATACGAGACTCAATAGTTTCTTGTTTACCCTTACCATCAACAATTGTTGTTTGATCTTTAGTTACTGTAACTAAACGAGCTTTACCAAACCAATCCCAAGAAAATTTATCTAATTTCATTCCTTTTTCAGAACTAAATACTTGACCTCCAGTCATAAGTGCTATATCTTCTAAAATTAGTTTTCTACGATCACCAAAATCAGGAGCTTTAACAGCTGCTACTTTAAGTGTACCTCTAATTTTATTTACAATAAGAGTAGATAATGCTTCTCCATCAATGTCTTCAGCAATTATAAATAATGATTTACCTGTTGATGAAACACCTTCTAAAATTGGTAGTAAATCTTTTACTTGAACAAATTTCTTATCAGCAATTAAAATAAATGGATCTTCTAAAGTACAAGTCATATCGTTGTTGTTTGTAACAAAGAAATGTGATTTATATCCTCTATCAAACTGCATACCTTCTACTGTTTCAAGATATGTTTCTCCTGTTTTAGATTCTTCAATTGTTACTACACCTTCACGACCTACTTTTTTCATAGCAGTAGCAATTAATTTACCTACTTCTTCATCGTTGTTGGCTGATATTGTTGCTATTTGTTCTAATTGGTTTTCAGAAGTAATATCTTGAGAAATTTCTTCGCGTAAGCAACTTACTAATTCCTTTACTGCTGAGTCAATACCGCGTTTTATTTCAACTGCATTTGCTCCTTTATCAATGTATGATAAACCTTCATTAATGATAGCTTGTGCTAATAATGTAGAAGTAGTTGTTCCGTCACCCGCGTTATTAGCGGTTTTAATAGATGCTTGTTTAATCATTTCAACACCTAAATTTTCAATTGGATCTTCTATATTGGAAATTTGTTTAGCAACTGAAACGCCATCTTTTGTTGACCTTACTTCTCCAAATTCAGTATATATAACATTTCGACCGTTTGGCCCTAATGTAGCGGTAACCGCGTTAGCTACTTTATTTATACCATTAATGAGTTTTTTACGGGCTTCTGACCCAAATTCTATCTGTTTATTCATAACTTTATTTTAATTGTTTATAATTGCTATTACTTGATTCTCAGCTACACCCCAATATTCTTCTCCTTCATGCTCAATTTTGGTAGGACCAATTTGAGGTAAAATTACTGTTTGACCTACTTTAAGTGTAGATGATACAAATTGTCCTGTTGCTGAATAATAACCGGGGCCTACAGATACAATTGTACCTGTGAGATTTTTATCTTTTCCTAAATCAGGAATTACTATTGAGCCGTAAGTGGTTTCTTCTTCGATTTTAGGTTTAACTAAAATACTGTTAAATACTGCTTGTAATTTCATATAACTTTATTTTAAAACTTGTTTACTTGTATAAATATATTAAAAAAGTCTGGTTTCCCAAGCTTTACTTTATTTAATTCATTAAATATTTTTATTCCAGCTTACTAATAAGTAATAGCCAAATTCCTGAGCTTTGGTAGGATTAGATACTTTAAAATTATAAGAGGAATTTAATTCATCTGCAATCTTTTGTAATTCTTCCTTAGATATATTATCATAAGTTGTAAAAAATCCAGAATCTTTAGTGAAGTCATGAACATCTATTTTTACGCCTTTATTTTTAAAAGCCGATTCCATATCACTCCTCTTAACAAAGTCATTGTTTAATATAGATCCTGGTCTGTTTATTTTCATTTCTTTAAGAATTTCTTCTTTAAGAATTTGTTTTAGTTGTGATTTTTTCATATTATTTAATTTATTATAAATATTTATATATCAAACTTTAGTTGGTCTTCAGGAATAATTTCAGCCTCTTCAATTTTTTCTACAAAGAAATAATGTCCGTTTTTTCTTAAAACACCATCTGCTTTGATGTCTTCTTTATAAGAATGTACAAATTCTTCTTTAATGGATGATTCTTTTAATATTCTTTTAATAATATATAATGAATCTTCCCAATTTATTATTTGTTTTACAATATTAAACATCTTTTTTTACAATATAGTACACACATGTTGTGTTAGTTGATTCAAATTCTAATTTAATTAAACCTCCAGCATTTATAAATACTTTAGCTTTAGTAGCATCCTTATTAACAGATAGTATTTCTTTTAATAAGTCTGAGTTAAAGCTTAAATTTAAGTCAGGTACAATGTTATTAACAACAACGTTTTTTAACATATATGATACTTTATTTGCATATTCAATATCACCACCAAATATTAATTCAAGTTCAAAATTTCCTTCTAAACTTGTAATTAGTTTTATTAATACTGTTGTACTTTCAGGTAAAGCAGATTTGGCTTTTATTAAAGCGGTAATTGTATCAATTGTTAATTCTGCTGTTAAATCATATTCTTCTGATCCATTATATGTTCCTGTTTTTGGGACAGTTAAAAGATCAGCTAAAGTATAATTAACATTAAATTGATTGTCATTTATAATAAGTTTAGTAAATGTTTTACCACTCTTAATATAGTCTAAATATAAATCACCATTAGTAATATTTAGTAATTTAAGTAATTGAGTAGTATTACTAATACCAATAGAGGAGTCAGGTAAAGTAAAATTATCATATTTAATCTCACCTATCATTTCTCTTGTTTGAGAAGTAAATTTAACAGATAATAATTTATCTTTAATATCCCACTTAACAGATTCTACATTTCCGTTAAGATAGTACTTGTTTATAAAATTTTGTAGATTATTTTTATTTATCATAACTTTTTATTTACTTAAATATAAAAAAAAGAGTTTGATTTTCAAAACTATAATAAAGAAGGAATATCTTGTAAGTTGTTCGCTAACTTTACATATATTTGAGTTGATTTGATATCTTTGTGGCCTAACAATTTTTGAATTTTATTTAAATCTACTTTTTGTTCATATAGGTGTGTTGCATAACAATGTCTTAATAGGTGTGGGTGAAAATCATCTCCAAAGTGTTTTTTTATTATCTTTTGAATAGATCCTTCTGAGTATTTTGGGGTGTTTTGTCCTTCAAATATGTATTCTTTGGGATGATATTTAGTAATATATTCTGTTATTAATTCTACAACGTTTTGACTTATAGGAACAAATCTATCTTTTGATCCTTTTCCCTGGACTATTTTTATTAAGTTTTGTTCTTTAATAATATGTTCCAATTTTAAATTAATTATCTCATTTAAACGTAAACCACATCCATATATTACACTACATATAGTTTTGTGTTTTAGGTTAGAAATTTTACTTAATCTAGATTTGATTTCATTTTGAGACATCAATGTTGGAAGATATTCTTTTTTCTTTGATCTAACAAATTTGTGTTTGAAATTTTTTCTTTTTAAAATATCTATATATAAACATTTTAAAGCTGATATTACTTGATTTTGTTTTGAACGGCTGGAATCTTCAAATTTATTAAGATATTGTTGAATATCATTTGTGTTGATCTGATATGGGTTTTTATTTAATATAAATAGTTCTATTTCTTTCAGATAACAATTCACTGTCTGTTGAGAATTATATTTTTTTGTTAAGAAATTTTTACAAATTTCAATAAATTTTGTATTTTTATTCATGTAATATATTAATTATTAATAATCTAAAACGGGTGACATATACCCAACCGTTATGCCCAATTTTTAATAGCACTTGCTACAGTCAGCCAATACCATTTTTTACTATCAATCGAGCTAACTTTATCTTTGTCATAATACGGCAAAGCATTTATATCCTTAATCAAGTCATTTGCATATCCAATAGCTGTTTTTTCAGCATACTCTTTGCCGTATTTTTTTATCATAAGGTAGGCTTCCTTTTCCACTTCTTGAATAAAACTGGGCATAACAGCACCTATATTCAATTGCGGGTTTTCTGCTTCATTCAAATTTTCGTTTTCTAACATAATTTTGTGGTTATTTAAAGTTTTCGTTTTCAAAATCCGCAACTAAATATAGCTGCGAAACGTTAGTTGTAATTTTACTCAATCCCATTCTGTTTAAGATATTCGTTGAACATACCTTGTAATGTGAAAAACGAGTTCATTAGTGTTTCGTGATTACTATCACTAATATTTGTCATTATTTTAGTTGCATTAATATTAGACATTACAAGGTATGCCTGTTTATTAATATCTTCTCTACAAATAGAACTACAACTAACATCAGATATATGTAATTTTTTATCTGTATCGTTAAGTTCAGTGTTCTTATTATCTTTATTCATATCTTTTAAGTTTTGTGTTTCAATCTAAGAAAAAACTACATATATCTGTAATCGTTAGGTGCAATGCTATTACGCTCCGAAACATGGTTGAGAATTTTGAAGAAAAGCAAGTAGCTTTGGTATATCCTTCTCATCGAACTCGCACTCTAATCTAATTCGTTTCGCTCTGAAACCTATTGGTATATGCGAGAGTTCTTCCATATCTTTCGGATAGCATACTCTTTCAATAGATTGTTTTAGTTGCTTTCCTTCAAAATCTTGTCTTTCAATAATTGTTACTTTCATTTTATTTGAGTTTGTGAGAAGCACTGCACCTAACAAGGTATTACCAAAAGCAGGGCATTCTCGGTTAAACAATCGTTTGTAATTCTATTGGGAATTTGTGCAAGGTTGAAACTTTTGTCTTTGAAATCCCTGCCTTCGGCAATACCCGAACCGTTAGGCGTAATGCCGAACCCTGCTCAAAGCAGAAATTCCGTGACAACTAACACCTGTGTATCCTTTCAGTTGGATTGCAGCAGCTTTATAAGCCCAATTCAAATCCAATATTTCTGCTTCTATCCAATCGCTTTCTTCCTTTGGTTCAATCTTATAAGTAAACCATACCTTTTCGCCCTTATTCAACGAATAATCTAAGGCACTACGCCTAACAGCACCTAAATCGCTATTGGCGGTTTCTTTTAAAATCAAGTTTTCGTGTTCCATATTTACTTTATTTTTAAGTTCATAATTTCGTATTACAAATCGCCAACAGCGTTTAGCTGCGGCACGTTAGCTGCAAGGCAAGAAACTAATCCGCCAAGAGCCAATCTTTAAGGCTTTTTTATATCCGTTCCTTTCGGAAAAATACATTCTATGTCGTGATGTGTCTTTCCAATGTAATCCAACACCAAAAAGCCTAAACCATCCTAATCCAGCTACCGAGTAAAATGCCCTGCAACTAACAGCACCTAAACAAGATGGCTGGTTATCGTTTTCTAATGAAGTTTTTTCTGTGTTCATAATTTTGTGTTTTTAATTAAGTTTTGTGGTGGAATACGCCACCTCGTTTAGCTGCAAAACGTTATAAGTAATTTAACTCTATTTCTTCCTTAACAGCTTCTATCGGTATATTGATGTCAGTAAAAGCGTTTACAATCTTGGTTATATCTTCAAGAGTTAAACTACTTATAACATCAGATATACGCAATTCTTTTTCTACATTTTCCGAAGTTTTGTCTGTATTATTTAAGTTTTTCATATCTATTTAATTTTGTGTTAGAACTGCGTATATCTGTGTCCGTTATATGCCATTGCGAACACCCTCACCTAACAACTTTACTTCTCCCGCATCGTCTATTAGCTCCCAATAATTATTTACTATTTGAAGTAATGCGTGTTTTTCGCTAATTGCTTTTACTTCAATCATTCTTTTTCCAATTTCAAATCCGTAGCAACGGCTTATAACAGCAGGTTGCTTCAATGGCTTAGTTTCGTTCTTTTTTGACATATTTTCGTTTATTTAAAGTTTGTAATCCTAATTGATTTTATCGGTTAAGGTCGCCACTAAAGCAACCTGCAAAACGTTAGCGGTCATTGCCTTTCCAACGCCAATACTCCTCATTAGCTGTAATACGCGCAGCTTCATCAAATGGATATTTTTTCATTTCTTCCGAGCGTTCACGCATATATTTATATCCTGCAACAAAAGCTGCACGTTCTCTCTTTTCACATTCTGCCAACGGCAACGAACCGCTAACAAATAATTGGCGTAATGCCTTTAGTTTTTCAATCAAATATTTTTTCATAATTATTAAGTTTTGTGTTTCAAATTTACTTTTCGTTTGGCACTACGCCAATTATCAACCGTTATAAGTAATAAAATTAAACATCTTGAATAAATACCAAATCATCCGAGTGATAAATCTTTCCATCTTCAACACCAATCCAATGTCCTGCTGGTATTCCAAATTCAAAACTCTTTGCCATCTTTACATAAAAAGATTTATCACCATTTTTCAATCTAACTAACTTTATCATAATGTTTAATTTTACGTACTTATAACAAGGTATATGTGAAATACCTCATAAAGTTTCTACTAATTATTTAAGTCCTGTGGTAAGGTACTTCACATATACCC